ATGTACATAAAGAAAGAATAGCCATGAGAGAGGCCATCTTAACATGTCTGATACCTGATGATATAGCAGACTTAGTTAGAAATCTAATCAATATTGCAAGTAATACAGAAGAAAGAACCGCAGATAGAATATCAGCAACAAGAACCATATTTGATTATGCAGTACCAAAGCCTGAGAGAGCAGTAGATGTTACAAGTGCAGGGGAGAAAATATCCTCAGGAATAATTATACAATGGGAGGATGATAATGAAGACATACAGGCCACATAAATATCAAAGAGCTTTCCATAAGAGTAATGCCAGGTTTAGAACCTTTATTGCTGGACGAAGGGGAGGCAAGACTATAAGTGGAACACTTGAGGCTCTATCCTATGCCTATGGAACAAAGATAGGTAAGGAAGGTACAAGACAAACACCAACACATGGGTGGATCATATCCCCCACATATCAGATGTTAAAAGACATAAACATTCCTGTTTTATTAGAGTGGTGTAATCCTGACACGATTGCCAACTGGAATAAGTCAGACAATAGATTAGAGTTTAAGAATGGTAGTACAATAACACTGCGAAGTGGTGAGAACCCAGATAGATTAAGAGGGGTAGGCTTGGACTGGCTATGGCTTGATGAGGCTTGTTTTATGAGTAAGCAAGTATGGGAAGTATTGTATCCTACACTAACAGATAAAAAGGGTGTGGCATGGGTTACAACAACACCACAAGGATACGACTGGGTGTATGATACATTCTATAAACCTGCTATTGACAAAGAGGAAGGGTTTGAAGCCTGGAAGTTTACCACTTTAGACAACCCGTATATTGACCAAAGTTTAATAGCACAGGCGAAGAAGGATTTGAGCGACATGATGTTTAAGCAAGAGTATTTGGCTTCCTTTGAGAAGTTTGAAGGGTTGATATATCCTGATTTTAGTGAGTTAAGGCATTGTAAAGAAGCAGACAAGGCATTGACTGATATATACTTTGTAGGATTAGATGTAGGTTGGAATCACCCAACTGCTGCACTTTTGGTTAAAGAAGATACCAATGGGAATCTGTTTGTAGTTGATGAGTTTAGAGAGCAGTTTTTAACAGCCAAAGAGATAAGCAATCAACTAAATGGGATGTTAATCAGGAATGGTTTAAGGGAGCAAGATATTGAGATGTTTGTAATTGACCCAGCAAGTAAGGGAACACAGCAAACAAGTGGACAGAGCATGATGTTCCAATTACAAGAAGAGGGCTGGGGATTTATTCCTGCTAACAACGACGTCATGGCTGGTATCAACAGGGTTACAAGGCTATTTAGGGAGAACAAACTGTATATTGCTAAGAGGTGTAAGAACTTAATAGACGAGTTGAATAACTACCATTGGAAGAAATGGAACGATGAGAAGGACAGTAGAAGAAGTGAGCCATTTAAGCTGGGCGAGGACGAATGTGACGTGCTTAGGTACATCGTGCAAAGTAGACCTGATTACTTTGAACACCCTAAGGTTAATATGTATGGACAATTAGAGAAGGAAGAAGATGAGGAGGATGATAGAGATATTAACGATACCATAGACGATATGATGTCAGGGGGTAGTATAATTTAATATGATATAATTATGTATATGGAGACAACGGTATTTATTTTGTGCATTTTACTAGGATTAGCTATTTTATCAATGGGAGTGATAACTTGTTTACAGGTTGTTGTAGGAAGTAGAGAGAGAAAGGAATTACAGAAGCTATTAAAGGCTAGGGACTTACCGGAGTTTACGACTTATGCCCAGAAGCCTGAAGCAGATGAGATTGAAGATACTAGCAATCTTGTAGAGCTAGAGAATATGGACTCGGTTATACAGGAAGCGATAGAGAAGAATGTAAAGTAGAGGATATGAGGATATTAAACTTGTAGAATACACAAATGGCAACAAGCACAGCCCAGAAGTACGAGGAGAAAAAGGGGAAAGAAAAGTACGATAAAGAGTACTGGATGCAGTATACCAAAGAGAAGTTTGAAGAGAGTAGAGACTGGAGAGGCTCAAATGTAGAGCTTCAATGGTTTGTAAACTACATGTATTACAAGGGCAATCAGAATCTCAAGTTTGACAGAACCTCAGGAACATTCGTAAAGGATGTTAGAAACCCATTGACCTTTTATATCAACCACACATACATGGTGTGTAGGGCTATAAGGAATGCAGTCATGAAGACTAACCCAAGTTGGGATGTAGACGCCTTGCCTTATGGAGAGTTAGACAATGACACTTCAAGAATATTAGGAGAGTATTTAGCTTTCCAATACGATAGATTAAACCTAGAAGAGAAGATAAACAAGGGTTTGCTTTTTGGTTTACTTTATGGACTTGGTATATTCCAATATGGATATGACGATAAGTTAGACAATGGAGAGGGTAATGCTTGGATAGAGTGTTTAGATCCTTTTGATACTTACATTGACCCATACTGTACGGGAGTAGAAGACGCAAGGTATATTGTGAAGGTCATGAGTAAGCCTTACGAATTGATTAAAGACAATCCTAATTACGACAAAAAGATAATAGAGGGTCTTACCACGACCTCTTCCTTGTCCGAGAGTGATTACAAGAACCTGATACTAAACAATGAGAACAATACTGCTAACTCAAGTAAGAATGTCATTTTACATGAGATGTGGTGTGTTACTAAGGATGGGATAAGAGTAATAACCACAAGCCCACAGAGTAATGAGATACTTAGAAACGAGCTAACAACCTTCAAGAAGTTGCCTTTTGAGATATACCAACCTGATATAAATGTGGGGGGTATTTATGGTGAGGGCTGGGTTAAAAACATTGTACCTTTGAATAAAGCGGCTAACTACTTAGAAACAAGCAGACTTGAGTACAATATCTTAATCAATAAGGGAAGATTACTTATTCCTAAGGGTGCAGGGGTTAAGAGTGTTACCAATCAGAATGGCGAGAAGATATACTACAAAGCAGGGTTTAAGCCTGAGTTCTTACCAACCCCTCCAATGGGAAGCGATGTAGATAGACAGATAAATGCCTTAGGTTCTTACATTCAGTTAATAGGAGCTGCTAATGAGGCCTTTATAGGACAGACCCCAACCGGAGTTAAGAGTGGTATTGCTATTGAGACCTTAATTGCTTCTAACTTCAATCAGCTATCCGACCTTGTAAACAACCTAGCAAATACTATGGCAAGACTTGGAGAAGACATACTACAACTAGGGTATGAGTATCAGTTATTAACCAAGCCATTTAGGGCTTCAGACAGTGAGTATTACGGAATTATAGGTGGTGGAAAAGAAGCTAAACAGTTGGAAAGATTGATTAAAGTTATTAGTATTCCATCTAATCCTGAGGTTAAAGTAAAGATAACAAGTGGAGTAGCCCATACCAAAGAAGCTAAGAGAGACATTCTAATGGCCCTTAGAGCAGGTGGAGATGTAAGTAGACAGACATTACTAGAGAACCTTGACCTTGACTCTGAGAAAGAGCAGGAGAGATTAACAGAAGAACAAATGCCAGCTATGCCACCAGCTATGCCAGGAATGGAAGGAATGGGTGAAGTAGACCCTGACGCCCCACTGCCAGAGGGAATGCAATTAGAGGTGTAAAAGGGTCATGCTATAATTAAATAAGGCTAGTCTTTATTGTGCAGCAGGTCTATCCTCGGCCTGTTGCTCAGTGGAGATTATCCACTATCGCTCTTTATAGTATAAATAAATTTAATAACCCAACCGACACTGAAGTCGTTAAAATGTGGGAAAAGTTATGGAGGAGAACACAATAGCTGTAAACACAACAACGGAAGCTCCCGTTACTGAGTCAGCACCAGTAGAAACAAGCACTGTAGATAATTCTATTGAATCGTCAGAGAAGACGGAAATCTCTAATGGAGAATCACAGGATAGTACTCAAGCAATACCTGAGACTAAAAGCATTCCTTATGATAGGTTTGCAGAAGTCAATGAGAAGGCTAAAAAGTACGAAGCGGAGTTAGCAGAGCTAAAGGCAAAACAGGAAGAGTCCGAAAGACTTGCCAGTATGACTCCTGACGAACAGGCCCAACAACAGCAATTAGAGGTCGCAAAAGAGACACTCAAGAAGCTAGGGTTTGTTACAAAGGAAGAGCAACAAAAGATGGCACAGGAAGAGAAAGCAGCAAACATGTTTATCTCGGAGTGCAATCGTTTGGAAGGTAAGTACGATGGTTCTGATGGAATGCCTAAATTTGTAGCTACTGAGGTCGCTGGATATATGGATGAGTTGGCTAAAACAGGACAGTTTGTTTCTGACCCTGAGACAGCTTACAAGCTTAAAAACCTTGACCAGATAGCAGAGGCTAAAGCAAAGCAACAGAGAAGTTCTACATATTCCGAGAAGCAGCAAGGGGGAATGAACCAGGTAAATGATACCAGGAGTTCAGAGCTTGAGGCTGCTACACGAACAGGAGACTTTACACAGTTTCTTAAAAAACATGCTCCTATGCCAAAGTCTTAAATATTAGACGATGTAAAGGTACAGGAAAAGACATAAATTTTTGTCGCATGTTGGAATAAGAGGATGATTAAACTTAGATTTTATTAACATGGCTGTTTATCAGACATACGACACATCTACCAATCACGAAGACTTAACAGATGTCTTAACAAAGATTGGTGATATGACGACACCAGCTTACGCAAAGCTTAGAAAGGTGTCAGCAAAGAATACTCTACACGAGTGGAGTACATACGAGCAGGACAGTGCAGCAGTAAACGCAGCTGTTGAAGGTGCTACATTCCAATATGGAGCATTAACTGCACCAAGTAGACTTACAAACTACACCCAGATATTCAGTAAGACATTCCAGGTGTCTAACACCCAACAGGCGGTAGACCCAGCAGGAATGGAAAACGAATACGCATTTAGAGTACAAGCAGGATTAGAGGCAATCGGTAGAGATATTGAGAAGGCTCTTATTAACGGAACTGCAAACTCAGGTGCTTCAGGAACTGGTAGGAGATTAAAAGGTATTTTAGCCTTTATTACGACAAACATCTCAACTGGAACTGGAACTGGAAGAGCCTTAACAGAAGCCGAATTAAACGGATTGATTCAGGACTGTTATGAGAACGGTGGCAGACCTGACTGGTTGTTAGGTTCTTATACCCAAGTAAACAAACTCGCACTATTGATGAGTGCAGATAGAACATACAATGATGGAAACAAAGAGTTTACATCTCAGATGTTGGTTTACTCCTCACCATTCGGAAGAGTTATGGTAGAGGGAGATAGTCAGATCGCTTCTGACACACTCGCAGTCTTACAAAAAGATATGTGGGCTGTCGCACAGTTAAGACCAGTCGCAAAGAAAGATACACCAGAGACCGCAGACGCAAAGAACGGTGTATTGATTGGTGAACTCACTCTTGAGGCAAGAGCAGAGAAGATGAACGGTAAGGCAACAGGCTTAGCAGCATAGTTGTAGACCTTTAGTCTTAGAAGGGAGGGGCTACGGTCCCTCTCTTTTTTGTATAATGGTATAATAGAATATGGAAATTGTAGGACCAGATGGTAAGAGTATTACAGCAAGAAGCCAAGAGGAGGTGGAGGATATACTTCGGGAATTAGCCCCAAAGAATCCTGAGCAAGAGAGAATACTGGCCCAAGCCTTAGGGAAGAAGATAGAAGAGACTAGAAAGGCTAAAATGAACGCTGGATTAAAGAATGATTTTGATGGAGTGTTTAACAGGAATGCACAACTTAGAGCAAGTAGAAACGATGGTTATAGTAAGAGTAGGGACTGGAGACTAGAGGCGATCATACCCAGGGAAATGTTCTATGTAGCAAGAAAGATATGGGGGGATGATGTGATTACTAACCCCGTGAAGTTTAAGGAAGCTTTTGTGAAGGATGAACAGGGGAGATTATGCTTGACTGTTGATCCAAGTACAATATAAATTATTACGAGGATATTATGTCCAAGAAATCCAAAACAAAAGGGA